CAATGGGTGCAGTATTAGGTATCGCAGCTTTTGGTAGAACTCAAGAGAAAATTGCAGGAAGCGCAACAAATACACCAACACCAACCTTACCAACAAGCGTGCCAGCAGCATCTGGGTTTCCTGCGCCAGCAGCATTCCCAGCAACTCCAGCCCCAGTTGCAGCAGCGTTTCCAACTCCAACCCTAAATAGTTTTCCAGGTGACCCACCTACAAGAAATACTAGAAACGATGGATAAAAATGAAAATTGATGATAATTTAGCTGAAGTTTTTGATTTACCAAATATAACTAAAACTCCAGCACTTGAAGTGATTGATAATTCTACTGGTGAAGTTGTAAAAACACCAGAAGGTAAAATTGAAGATGATTATGACGTAACAAGAAATAATCTTCGTGAATTATTGACCACGGGACAAGGTGCTTTGATGCATGCTTTGGAAGTGGCAAAGTCAAGTGAACATCCACGTGCATTTGAAGTTGTGGGTAATTTAATGAAACAGTTAGCTGATGTAAACCAACAACTTATGGACTTACATCAGCAAAAAGCAAAATTAGATGCACCTAAGAAAGGTGACTCTAAAACTGTGAATAACGCTATCTTTGTTGGTAGCACAGCTGAGTTGAATAAGTTAATCAAGAATATGAATAAAGGAGAATAGTCATGGCATTACCAATTAATACAACACCGACCTATACGTTGGTGGTACCATCGTTGGAGAAAGAGGTCAAGTATAGACCATTTTTAGTAAAAGAAGAAAAAGCATTATTGATTGCACAACAAAGTGAAGATCCAGTTGTAATGATTGAAACATTAAAGAATGTTATTAAAAACTGTTTAATAACTGAACTTGATGTTGACGTACTAGCTACATTTGATTTAGAATATATCTTCACCCAGTTGCGTGCAAAATCCGTTGGCGAGAATGTTGAATTGATTTTCCCATGTGATACTTGTGAAGATGAAAAAGCAAGAGTACAAATTAGTTTCGATATTACTAAACTTAAAGTAGTTAAATCTGAAGATCATAATAAGAATATTGAATTGTTCGGTGACGTTGGTGTTCAAATGAAATACCCAACTGTTCAGATTATTCAGAAATTAGAAAAATTAGATACAAATAATCTTGATGATTTATTCAGGATTATGGCAGAATGTGTAGAGTTTGTATATCAAGGCGATGAAGTCTTTTATGCAAAAGAGCAAGAACCTGGAGAAATGATTGAGTTCTTGAACAATCTAACATCAGAGCAGTTTAAGAAAGTTCAACACTTCTTTGAAACTATGCCAAAGATTAAACAGGAAGTTGATTATAACTGTCCTGTCTGTAAGAAACCTCACCACAAGGTGTTGGAGGGAATACAAAGTTTTTTTTAATGAACCTCTGTCATGACAACATGTTCAACTTTTATAAGATGAACTTTGCGTTAATGCAGTACCATAAGTATTCGCTATCGGATTTGGATAACATGATTCCATTTGAGCGAGAGGTCTACGTCGCTATGTTAGTTAAATATTTAGAAGAAGAAAAACAACGATTAGAAGCACAAAAGAGAGCACGCTAAATGGCACTAATAACAGCATCACCAGCTAACTTTGCAAGACTACTAGAGATTCAAAAGCAATCTCTAGAATCACAACAAGCAATTCAAACATTACTGACTAATGGTCCACCTGCTAAACGTGAAGAAGAGTCTTTGAAGATTCAGAAGCAACAGCTTGAATTAGATAAAAAACAAGTAAAGGTTTCTGAAGATGAATTAAAAGCATCTAAAGCATTTTTATCTATTGGTGATAAATTAAAAGCGTTGGCTTCTGGTGGGTTACCAACTGCCCATGGAATGAAACAAGGAATTTTAAGTTCACTTAATTTTGGTGGTATTTTAAATAAAGTTATAGCAAAAAATGACTTTGTTAAAAACCAAAGAGATCTGGGTAGAACTGAATCAACCAAAGATTTACATAAAGAATTCGAAGTACGTAATACTGCCAAGAAAGATTATGATGCTGCCAATAAAGATATTGAAAAATTCAAGAAAGCGAATCCTGGAGTTGATGAAGACGAGTTAAGAAAACGTGCAATGCCAGGAAGTAAAGTTGCGCAAGCATTTGAAAGAAAAGATACTGCCATGAAAACTGTTGCTGGGTTAGCGAAACCAGTGATTAATACAGATGCTGCAGATAAAGCCAAATCGTTTGACCTGAATGAAAAAGATGTTGAGACAGATAAAAAAGCAGACGAGAATGCAAAGGTACTTAAAGCCATTGCAGATAATACTGAATCACTAAAGGATCCAAAAAAATCAGGTAAGCCAGTTGCTGCTGCAGAAGGTAAGGGATTGTTCTCTGGTCTTGCTGGTGGTATGGGTAAAGCATTACAGGGAATGAAGACATTTGGTATTGGTCTTATTGCCATTGCTGGCGCATTATGGATTGCTTCTAAAGCATTGGCAAGTTTCGCTGATCTAGAATGGGACTCTATCACTAAAGGTATGGTTGCACTAGGTGGATTAGTTCTAGCTGCCATTGGGTTAGATAAAATGAAAGGGTCTATTCTCAAAGGTGCATTTGTACTTGGTATTCTTGGTGTTGCTCTTTGGGGTATTGGTGAAGTATTTAAAGGATTTGCAGAACTAGACTGGGAAACTATCGGTAAAGGGTTCGCCATGATAGCTGGTCTTGGTGTTATTGCTGCAGTTATGGGCATGGCTGCTCCATTATTATTTACTGGTGCTGGAGCATTAGCTGCTATCGGTATAGCATTAATTCCACTGGCGTTTGCTTTAGATCTTGCCAAAGATGGTATGGAATCATTTGCCACTACTATGGAAAGATTATCAAAGATAGACGCAATGAATCTTATGATGATGGGTCCAGCTTTAATGTCTCTCGGTGCAGGTATGGCTGTATTTGGTGCAGGACAAGCTGCAAATGGTCTTACAAATTTAGCCACTGGGTTTTTCAGTGCTATTTCTGGACAGAAATCTGGAGTTGATCAGGTTATAGCATTAGGTCAAGCAGGAGAGGGTGTTAATAAAGCTGGTAATGGTATGAAGAACTTGGCAGATGGTATGGCTAAATTCTCAGAAATAGATCCTGGTAAAATTAAAGCAATCGCAGCTTTACCATTGGATAAAATTGCTGCTATGGGAGTTGCTATGAATTCAGGTGCTAGAGTTGAATCATCATCTGCTAATAATGCTGGTAGTGTATTAGCGTTAAAAACTAATCCTGGTGGAAACAATACTTCTGTTGTAGCACCAACTACAAACATTCAAAATAAAACTCAAACAGTGGTTACGCCACCGATTCGCAATCAAGATCAATCAATGAGTCGTTACCTAAAATCTAGATTCGCATAATAAAAAAAGGGGAGCCGAAGCTCCCCTTAGCGCACTTGCATGGGACTGGTTTAATCTTCCTTAGCGATTTTTTCAAAATAAGACATAACATCTTCATCTTCGTCAATTGACTTTGATGGAGTTGGTGCTGGCTTAGAAGCAAAAGTTGGTGCTGCTGCTACAGGACGATCTTCTTCAGACATTTGAGCAGCTGTCTTGTTAGTGAAAGAATCACCACTCAATACTTGCTCAAGTTTCTGTTTTAATTCTTCATAAGACTTAAAGTTCTTACGGTCTGTGAATTCAGAAAGTTTATGTTGCTTGTTAGCGATAGCAAGAATTTCTTCATCACTACTAGCAACAGGAGTTGGGTCACTAAATGATGATTCATCATAGTTAGTAAAACCATCTTTCTTACGCATACGCAATTTAAAGTTTGCGCCTTCCCAGAAGTCGAACACATTTACTGGCTTCTCATCTTCGAATGTTGGACGAGCCTTGTCCATAATCTTGTCGAAGATTTTCTTACCAAATTTGAACAAGCGAACTTGTCCTTCATTCTCTGGATGCTTAGGATCAGAGATAATCAACACGTTAGCAGTGAAACCAAGTTTACGTTTCTGCTTACGAGCAATTTCTTTGTTAGCATCAGAACCAGAGTTCCACAATTTGGTATTTAACTCACCTACAGGATCGTTTTCACCAAGAGTAGTCAAACTATTCTCGATATACCATTTGCCAGTTGGACCTTGGAATCCGTGAGAGAAGATACGAACCCATGGGAGTTCATCGCCTTCAACACGTGGGAGGAATCGAATCGTTGCTGTACCATTGCCAGCTTTGTCTGCTTCAAGACGCCAAAAGCGATCGTCTGTGAATGACTTTGATTCAGATTGGGGGTTTGAGATTTTGTCAAATTCTCCAGAGATTTTTCCGAAGTCTGACGTGCGCATTTTGCGTAGAGTACTAATATCCATCGTATTTCCTTTGTATTAAATGTATTAAGATTGTTTATTATGTTGTATCGTTATTTCATCATTAATTTCAATGTCATCCTCGAAAGGATCATAATCTTCTTCAACATAACTATTTAGCGTTTTCATTCCTCCAGTTTTTTTACCATTAGAATGTTTTGCGTGTTTACCAGATCGCCCACTGGTATCATCTTCAAATTTCTTTGAAGTGTTAACCCAAGTCTTGCCCATTTTATAACTCTTTTACTTCTTCCATAAAGTTGTTAAAAACTTTTATAACTTTCTCGCTATCATACTTCACGAACCCTTTGGATTTTTCAATCCTTCGAATATCGTTTTCCCATAACAATAACATTGAATCGTTTCGTTTCCATGAATGAACCACAGGTAACATATCATCAATGATTCGAATGGTCTCCAGAGATATCTGATTACCAAGGAATAATTTAAGTATACTACAATATCCTTTATTTGTCAAGTTTAAAATACCATCTGATTTAATTTTATTCTTGCAAGCGTCTAATAGAATCTTATTGCAATCATCAGAGAATATTTTAGTAATTGACTGTTTACGTCTATTCCATTCTTGTAAGTTTTGTTCGGCTTCAGACTGAGAGTAAACTGCAGTATCGCTTCCATAAGCAAAGTTAGCTACATAATATTGAATTATGTCTTTATCAACTGGATACTTACGTGCCAACTTTTCAAAGACATAACGATCATTTCTGGCATTAAATGCTTCACGAGTTCCTTTGATGTTTCCACGATTCTTAAATACATCAAAATTATCTTTAGTGAAATGCAACTTAACAGCCATGTAATACTTATACGCTTTAAATCCGTCCACTATTTATTTTCCTACATTCATTTTTAACTTCAACTGGATAATCAGGAGATATTTCTGCCAGAGAACAGTTGTATACTACTACGCCATGTTTTGGGATTGCTATGAGTAAAGTTCCCCAAATAGCAATAAAAGCAAAAGCAGTTACAACAGCCATCCAAACATTAGACATCTAACTGTGCTTTCTTTGGTAAGAAGTTTAATTCTTGCATATTGAGCGCAATCTTTTCTTTAAGAGATTTGTTCACAAGTTTAGCGATATCTTCAGGTTCAAGATAATTATCTGCGCAATACTTTAATACAGCATCCATATGCGTAATATTCTTGTCACGAACTATAGATTCGATATACAAAGAAAACTCGTTGGAAGTTTTAAATACTGGCTGATCGTTTATTAGCATAATAGGTGGCTGCTTTGATGGACTGGTTAATAGCATCATATTCTTTCAATTTCAATTTATAAAGTTTCCAGATTTGAGTATCTGGTTCGTCAGGATCCATCTTACCTTCAAATTTGTCAAGGTACATAGAAAAGAATTTATCCATCTTCATCTTCTGTGTATACAAGTCTCTTTGAATGTTAAGAATTTCTTCCACATTATCGGTTGATACAATTTTTTGGTATGTAGCGTTCATAATCAATTCCTTCTCATAGTTGCAATGTCTTTTGCTTCTTCATCACTAAAAATTGGCACAGCATTTGATTTATGCATAGTACCAATACCTTTCACCTTTGTGCCAGTATAAACTGGTGATGTTTTTTTAGTAGCAGCACCAGTATCGACACCATTATTAAGACTCGGAATCTTAGGCGTCTCACGACGAGCAGTTTTTCCAAGTGAGTATACATCACTGAGTTGTTGTGGTTTGGGTTTCACAACAGTCTTTGTGGCATACTGCTTTAAAAGTCTTTCCCATGATTCTTGCAGCTCACGTTGTTTAGCTGTGGGCTTACGCTTCTTGGCTTTAGGAACAGAGGTAAATATCACATTCATAATAACTATTATACCCTAAAACTGAATTAAAGTAAAGCATTTAGTTGCGTAAAAACAACTATTTTTTACCCTCTCCAGAGTACTTCCCATGAGCCACTGCATAGGCTACACAAACATGACTATTATCGCCATATGCGCAACGAACAGAAAGTGGGTCAATTCCCTTAACAATTGCAGACTCAATATTTGATTTAATTGCCAGAGTCTGATTGTAACTAAAAAATGTTACACAGCAAATTAAAGTTATTGCAACAAGTGCAGCACCAATAATAAATGCCATTGCTTCTCTTCTCACTTCCATAATAAACTCCCTAAATTTACCAACTACCATCATCAATGACTATTCGGATTGACACCATTGCCAATACCAAATAGACTCCTCGCATCTTTGGATTTAAATCGTCTGGATGCATGAACTCTGCTTTAAAACTCCAATGAAATGGATTCACACAAAGTGAAACCCAAATACCAGAGTACTGTATGTAATTACTTAAGGTCTTTAACATCGTCGCATATCCCTAATTTTTTTGCTTCTAAAGAACCCAACCATACGTCTTGTGGTGGGAGTAATACCTCACGAATTTTTTGTTCAGATAATCCAGTACACTTTTTATAGTGAGCAATCATTCTCTTTGTTGTCAAGTCAAACTCTTTAACTTGAGCAAATAATTCATGTTCTTTACCAAATGCTCCCCAAGAATATTGATGAGATAGAATAGAGGTGTTTGGTGTTAACATTCTTTGCCCTTTTGTTCCAGCAATAAAAATCATCAATCCTGCTGAAGCAATTTGTCCGAGACCAACTGTCCTAATAGGAACAGCTGATCCTCTCATAACATCTACCAATGCAAAAGCAGCATTTAGATCGCCACCTGGAGAAGTAATCAACAGGTTAAGCATATCAGGTCGCTCATCTGTAAAGTTTGCTTCCATAATCCATTCTACAGCTGGCTTTACTGTTGCCACACTAATTTCATCCATTAACAGATAAAACGAATGACTAGATTGCTCTTCCTTTATTGCGAGATTCAGTTTTTGCATCATTATTGTAATCCTTATAAAATATATGTCTACCGATTTGGGTAGTCTTCTCTAACTTCCATCTTGGATTAACGTAATCCGCATGATAGTATATCGCACCTTTGGTAATGTCCTCTAAAATTTCATAATTTGCATAAACCCACAATGCAGTCTGTAAAGACTCATCGTATGCAGTTTTGTTTGAAATTTTTGGTGTGGAACAGAACCACGAAAACTGACAGACTGAAGTTGTTTTCTGTTTAACGACTCCACAAATGTCTTTAGGAAATCTTTGATCGTTAACACGATTTAATGTAACTAGTGCTACTGCAACTCTACCTTCTACTGGTTCATATCCAGCTTCATAGTAAATGTTTTGAGCACGACAATCGATCTGTTTTTGAGTATCGGTTGTCAATTCAGTATATTTAATATTCAAGTACTTTCGTGTAGTTTCAGAATAAGTGAATATCGATGTTAATGTTATTAGTGCTAGTATAATTAAAAGTATATTTTTATATGTTACTCGCATATTTCTCCTTGTTAGTTAAAAGAGTATACATGTGAATGTATACTCTTCCAATCCCTATCAGGTGGACTTTTTGCTAGTCTTTGTATCTAGTGGGATGTTTGAAACAAAACCATTTAGGGTCTGAGCCTTTGCAATGATTTCGGTTTCTGATGGGTAAGCTGGAAATCCTGGATGTTCAGGTAACTCACCACCATTGATTTTAGCAATTTCTAGTTTAGCATGCCAACTATTGCTAATTACTTCACGCTTACCGTAGTAGTCATCGTTAAGCATGTCTTTCGCCATTTTTAATAGTTCAAGGCGAATCTCGAACGGAGTCATGTTTGACATTTTTACTTCTCCTGTGTTGTGTGTAAAATGGTGGTTTTATTGGGTTCCACCAACCCACGTGTATATTATTTAGTCGCTTCAGCTTTTTTCTTTGGAGTCGGCTTGGCTGACTTTGGTGCAGGAGGACAATTACCTTTCTTGTCCTTTGTTACGCAATTTGTTTCTTCTTTCTTTGCAGGTTTTGCTGGTTCAGCAGCAAATGTTGAAAGAGAAAATGTTAAAGCAGTAAGTAAGATAATTGTCTTCATGTTATATCCTTAGAAAGAGTATTTCAGACCAGCAGAAACAGTACTACCATCTAAATTATTAACTCTGCTTTGACCAGCTTGATAACGATAGTCAACAGTTGCAGCTACTTGTTTAGTAACAGGAATAGAAACACCTGCACCAACCAAACCTGCATAACCATCATTACCAGTTTTCTGGTTTAGATATGCAACACCAGCTTTAACTGCAACTGTTGCAGTACCAACCTTAGCTACATCATAAGAACCCATCAAGGTGTATTTGTCAAGGTCAGTACCTTTAGTGTAACGATCAAAACCAGCTGTTACACCAACTTTATCAAACTTCTGACCAACAGTTATACCATAACCAGTGCGATCTGTGTTAGCAGTATCGGTGCTACCATTCACACCAACTTCAACTGCTTGTGCAGAAAATGCTGCCATTAATGCAGCTACTAGAACTAATTTTTTCATACTATTTCCTTTTAAAATTAAAAACTTG